GGCTCATACACACAAAGTAGGAAGTTTTACTCAAGGTGGAATAAAAATGTATGAGCAAGGTTGCGTGTGTGATTTGGATAAGCTAGATTATAACAACGGTAAACTTATAATTCCAAATCAGAACGGGTTTATGTATCTTGCATTGGATTCAAATGGTGACATTATTGATTCCAAGACAAGAATTATTACTAATTTCAAGACAAAGTAGACCAAGTACGAGTGACTTGGTTTTTATATTATGCATAAGTAACTATGAAAATTGGGCTAATTTTCTACTTTTAATTAGTCCGATTGTATAGAAATTGTGATGTTACTGTCACAATTGTATGTATCAGAGGGAGTGTACTCAAATGAGACGCTACCCTCTTTTGTATTAAAAAATAGCAAATGGTTGAGAAAAAGGAGAAAATTAAAATGACAAAGAACGAGGTATTAAAGGCAGTAGTAAATAAAGTTGAGGGAGCTTCACAGAAGGATATCGCAGTTATTCTTGATGCTTTTGCTGATGTAATCACAGAGACATTAGTTGCAGATCACAATGAATCAGTTGCAGTTGGAAAACTTGGAAAGTTTAAGGTTAAGACAGTTCCAGAGCGTAGAGGAAAAATTATGATGGGTGATCGCAAAGGTGAGGAGTATGTAACTCCACAGCATGATGAGATTTGCTTTAAGATGTCAAAGTCTGCAAAACAGCTCTAATTCTAAGGTGGTGAAAATATATTGAAAACATTTGGTTTTACAGATACAAATGATTTTGCTGAATTTTTAGCAGATACTTTTGACAAGCTGGATGTTTGTACAAGAGATTATGACGATGATTGTTCAGAAATTGTAGTTGTGGCTAAATATGATGTGATGAAAGATGTTCTTAATTCTGTTATTAAGAATACGAATTTTAAACTTGCTTCTTGTAACGATTTAAATGATCCTTATTGGGATGGTTATGATGATGCATTTATTCTTAGTATTGATCCTGAAATGAATGTATATGTTCAGGCTGCCAAGTATGAGGGAAGTGATACTTATATCAATATGGATGAGACAGACATTGTATTTATTCATGGAGACGTGAGTTCAGCTTTTGTTATGGACAATAAAGATTCTGGATGCATTATTCATGAATTCAACATTGGTGAGGACGCTGAAGATGTAGGCGATGATTGTGACGGTAATTGTAAGAATTGCAGTTGCAGTGACGTAAGTGATAATTCTCATAAAAATATTACATTTGATAAAGATGAAAACGGAAAAATTCACGGATTTACTTCTGTTAAAAGTGATGTTAATGGATATGAAAAGCGTGAATTTTATTCTAGTAAGTCGATTGATTTAAGTGATTTTGACGAATATAATTCGGTTGGAAGATTATTTGATTTGCTTGATTTTATTTTTTAAATTTTTGGAGTGTGTGGTTTATACTGCACACTCTTTTTGTTATGGGCAGGTCGTATAGCGGCAATTACTCCCGACTGTAAATCGGGTGCTTCGGCTTCGTTGGTTCGAGTCCAACCCTGCCCACTAATTATATTAAATATTTATAATAGCGATTTAGTTGAGTAACTACTATCTCGCCATTTTGTTATGAAAGGAAGTGATGTAGTGGCACATGTAACAAGGGTAAAATATTTTACCAAGGATAAGGAGAAATTCATAAATCCTGATAACTTGAAGAAATATAAGAAATATCTCCAATCAAATATTATTAAAAATCAGGATGTTAAAGACACCACATATAAAAGATATGAAGGATTGTTTCGTCATTTTCTTATGTGGTTAGGCGAAAACTATGGTGATTTAGATTTATATTCAGATGAGTTTATGGAGAATGCCGTTGATATTATGGAGAACTATATTATGTTCTGTCAAGAAACACTTCTGAATCATAAAAAGATTATTAATATGAAAATCTCCGCTGTTAGTTCATTCTATATTTGGTCTATGAAACGTGGTTTTGTTAAATACCATCCTTTTGATGGGAAACTTGATAGAATGAAGAAAGCTAATGAGGAACATATTTTGAACTCTTACTTTCTTACAGAAGAACAAGTTCAAACAATCCGTAGAGAATTATCTGAAAATGACAAGTATTCAATTCAGGATCAAATTCTATTTGAGGTAAGTTTTGACTCAGCAAATAGAATTGGTGCATTGTTAAGATTGCAGCTATCCAAACTTGACTTGGAACATAATATGTTTGTTGACATAAGAGAAAAAGAGGGTTATCATACGCAGGTTGTTTTTGGGAGTGTTGCAAAAGAACTTATTCAAGAGTGGCTTGAGATGAGGAAGAATGATTATGACCATTTAGAATGTGATTCGTTGTTAATTACAAAATATAAAGGAAAATATAAACCTATGGGTGACAGTGCAATCAGAGATAGAATGAAGAAATATGGTGAAATTATTGGAATTTCTGACTATAGACCTCATTGCCAACGAAAATCTCGTTTAAATTTGGTTTATGAAGAGACTGGCGATTTAGCATTAGCAGCCGAGCTTGCCAACCACAAATCGACAGAAACAACCCGTTCCTTCTATTGCAAACCTAAAACTAAGGCAGAAGTTATGGAAAAAATCAATGCTTTAAAAGAGAAAAATGAGGCAGAAAGTAAATAAATCTGAAAATTTACTATATATAAAGATTAGGTTGCGCCTTTACAGGCATATTGGATGGTGGCATTCAACAGCGTAAAACCTATGTCAACGTAAACCGACATTAATTTCCTAATCTTTTTTGCTTTTAAATGGAGAATAATTATAAGCCGAATGCTCTGAGTTATACACTCATCAAGGTTCTGTGAAAATCAGACGGACTAACAGACCGATAGAACTGTATTATCCAAATAAAGCCCTTATAAACAGGCACGAAAGGTATATATAAAAAGGTGACGACAATGTAGAGAACAAATAAAAGAACCATTAAGTGGGCAACCAAACAGAGAATATAAAAGTAACACATCTTGGCATTTGCTATTCATGTAGCATTGTAAGTCCTACTTCTTTCCTACCAACATCTCGGATCATCGGTTTCTCTCAGCCTTCAGAAATGAGAAGATGTTCGTGCTTCTCTACGTTAATGAGAACCATTAGTGAATGACTGCTGGGCGGTCTGTCGGATAAGAGACATAAAACCTTATTCCAATAGCATGAATGAGAATTTTCTAGGTATTCTTATTCTAAATAACTGGATATGTACAGTCCAATATCAGCCAGTTAGTGCTTTATGCTGATTTTATTGGCTCGTAGTTCAGTGGTAGAACGGCAGACTGTTAATCTGCATGTCGTAGGTTCAATCCCTACCGAGTCAGCTAGAGATACTTGACTTTATATTTTTCAAAGCACTCTGTAAAGGTTATGAAAAATAATTATGGCTCTATGGTATAAAGGTAATTATATCCGACTGTCTATCGGAAGATTTGGGTTCGATTCCCAATAGAGTCGCTGTGTTAGTAGTTTAGTAGGTTAAAGCGTCAGATTGTGGTTCTGAATATCGTGGGTTCAAATCCCACCTAACACCTAATGATTAAAAGGAAACGAAAAATAAAAGAAAGGAGTGTATGTATAGTGGCAAGTAGATTATCTATTGAAAATGATAGATTAAAAGTAGGTCAAGTAAAACGAGTAACATCGAATAATGGAAATAAAATTGATTCTATTACTCTTCTGCTTAATGAATCTGTGGAAGTTTTATTTGCGCCAAATGGAAATACATTGGAATTTACGGTATCAAATCCGAATATTGATATGAGCAATTTGGACTGTACTATTGATAAAGAGACTTTAAGGGACTTAGTAATCAGTTTCAAAGATGCTTATAATCAGATAATTTCAAACGAAAGTGAGGGGACAAATTCATGAAATTAGATCAGAAATTTAATGTAGAAAATGACATCGCAAGTGTAGATATTACTGTTACAAGTCTTGGCACTGCTGATTTGACAAGTGAGCAGGAAAAAGAATTACTTGCAAATTACAATAAGTATATCGAGTATAGTAAAATACAGTTCAAGGGAAATATCAAGCTTAATAATGGTGTTCCAGAAGTAACAACAGATCCAAAAGACGATTCTACTATTGTTGAATTGGAGATTACGGATGTAACAAATGAGAGAAAACTTATCAATGAAGATTTAGCATTTCATTTTGAAAGAGATGTAACAAAATATCCTGATACAGTATTAAATACTGTTCTTGATAAGAAGGAACTGTATGCACAGGCTCAGTGTGTATTATTTGCTACAAAAGTTAAGGAAGCTGTTACTGAGAAGTTAGCTGAAATTCGTGCGTTGAATAATACTTTCGAAGGAACTACAGAATATACTCTGTAAAAAATAATGGGTGGTACTCTTCCACCCTAAATATGGGGCATTAGTCAAAAGGTAAGACAATGGATTTTCATTCCATGAGTATCGGTTCGAGTCCGTTATGCCCTATTTTTTATGCGGTAAGCCTGATGTGAAAGCTCATCTTTTGGATGCATACGAAATTTAGTGTGTAAGTTCAACACTTACTACCGCCCTATGCCCTTTGCGGTCTTCGGACTGGTACTATTGTAACAATAGGATACGTCCTATGTAGTTTAGATGAAAGCTCGCCATTCGAGGATGGAATGAGAAAGGCAATATCATTTTGGAATTTTATCAAATATCAATTTTCTTAACTTGAGTTGATATTTATCATAATGAGATTCCCAATCAAATTCTTTTGTATTATCTAAGATATCTTGTTTGAGATTTTTGAGTTGTTGTTTATCTGTTTTATGCTTCATGATAATCGGTAATTCGTTAATCTCGTTCTCATAAAATAAAATGGTTGCAATAATACAATTCTTATTGGCAAACAACGCAACTAATTCTTGTTTTGTACCCAATACAATTTCAGCCATACCTACTACTCTATTCGTAGTCATAGCTTTACGAAGAAGTTCATATTCGATTTCTGACTCCATTTCAGGAATTAAATAATATGATTTATCTATGAGTAGGTCTGATATTTCTTTTGATTTACAGAAATATTTTATTGAAAGTGTTCTATCTTTGTTTGATGTAATTGATTCTATATCATATTGTTCCAAAATAACATACTTATCTTCTGCATATTTATATCCTTTTACAATATCTTCATTGTGGATTTCTTTATTACAAGATGGACAAAATTTGATATAACGCACTCTTTCTTTGGAGTCTTTGCAGAGTTGATTAAGTTCTATAGAACTGTTGTGTGATGTTTTTAACATTTTTACGGGAATATATAAATCTTTAAATTGAATTGCAGTTTTATATGAAGCGTTCATGATAGTTTCTCCTTAGATACTTTTGGTTTAGTATATGCAGAAATTTGAAAAATATTATCTGGATATAGGACAATTTGGTAGTCCGCTAGTTTTGGGAACTAGACGTTGTAGGTTCGAGTCCTACTATCCAGACTACTGCTCTATACAGTTATAACCGGTTTGGCGACTGATTGGTAAATATTGGAAGAAAGAGTCATTTCCTTTGGAGGTGGCTCTTTTATTATGTAGTATTGGCAGAGTTGGTATTGCACCTGATTGCTAATCAGAGGTCATCGTTTATTCGGTGCATAGGTTCAAATCCTATATACTACGCTCATGCCGTGTGTCCGATTGGTCGAGGGTGCTGTCTTGAAAACAGTCTGGATGTAAAAGTCTTTGGGGTTCGAATCCCTAACACGGCGTTCTAAATAAATTGCACTTTCATTGGAAATTTAATATTGGAAAGTTTGAGAAGTCATTTCGTATGAAGTGGCTTCTTTTTGTGTTGAAATAAAAGGAAAGAAGGTGAAACAATGGCTAATTTAAGACAAGCCAAAACTGATGATGAGGTCAAAAAGTTAACAGTAAATAATGTAAAAGGTGCGTATCATGATTTAGCCATTGACTACAACCATTTACTAGATTTGGATTATATCTATTGTCCTCATTGTGGAAAATGGAAATCAACTAAAGGTAATGGAAATTTTTATAAATCTAACAAAAGTAAAAGCGGATTTGAGCATTTTGCGTGTAAGGCTTGTATTTTAGATTTATGTACTGACGTAGATCCTAAAACTGGCATTAGAACAGACAATAGAGAAAAAACAATTAACACTTTTAGACAGCTTGATTGGAAATTTAGCGAAAGTGATTATAACGCACAGTTACAAGCTATTAATGAAGGTGTTGGTGAAAAAGTTCGTGGAACGGCTGTTCAAAATCTTATTGTAATGGTAGCTTCTCTTCCACAGTACAATAACACTTCCTATAAAGACTCTGAATTTTCTATTGATGATATAGATAATAATCCTGAAACAAATACAAGGATTGTTCAAAAAACACTCAAAACAGCAAGAAAAAGATTTGGAAATAACTATAATAATGAAGAACTTATGTATCTTGAGACGGAATACCAAGACTGGACGACACGTTATCCATGTGAAAATAAATCCCAGGAACTTTTATTTAAACGAGTATGTTGCAAGGAACTTGAGATAGATAATGCTCAGAAAAATGGCAAGGATACAAAAGATTTAGATGCTACTTTACAGAATCTGCTAGGAAGTTTAAATATCAAACCTAATCAAAAAACTGCATCTGAATTAACTGATAATCTTACATTTGGGCAGCTTATTGATAAATGGGAACAAGAAAAACCAATTCCAGAACCAGAAGGTGAATTTAAAGATCCTGATAAAATTGGACTTTTAATTGATGTATTCTTTAAGGGGCATCTCTCTAAAATGATGGGATTGAAAAATGCATTTTCTTCTACTTATGAAAAGTTCATTTCTAAATATACTGTCAAAAAGCCTGAGTATGATGAAGATACTGATTCAGAAGCATTATTTGATAAAATCTTTGGTCAGAAAGCTGAAGAGGAGGTATAATTTATGCCTCAATTAAAAACTCAGACTGAGATAGAAAAAGATAAACAACAAAAGATAATGGAAACTGTTGCTTGGAGAGCAGGATATTATCGTAACAACCCACATAGGTATGTCATTGATGTACTGGGATTATCTCTTAAATGGTTTCAGCAAATTCTCTTGTGGTGCATGATGCATTACAATTTTGTTATGTATCTTGCAGCAAGAGGTCAAGGAAAAACATATCTTACCGCCCTCTTCTGTTGTGTAAGATGTATTTTATTTCCTGGTACAAAAATAGTTGTTAGTTCTGGAACTTTAAAACAGGCTAACGAAGTCTTGTTGAAAATACAAGATGATTTCATGAAACAATCTTCCATATTACGTTCTGAAATAGAAAAATGTAATATTGGTCAAAATGACGCTTCTATTTATTTCAAAAATGGTTCATGGATAAAAACAAGAACCAGTTCAGAAAATTCAAGATCAGCCAGAGCAAATTGCATAGTTGTTGATGAATTTCGTATGGTCGATGAAACAGTTATCAATACTGTATTGCGTAAATTCTTAACAAGTCCAAGACAGCCAAAATATTTACAAAAACCCGAATATGCTCATATGCAGGAAAGAAACAAAGAAATATATATGTCCAGTGCATATTTTAAAAGTTCATGGGCTTATAGAAAAGCGCAAAGTTACACTCTTAATTTCTTTGATGACACAAAAAAATATTTCATATGTGGATTACCTTATCAGGTATCGGTGCGTGAAGGATTACTCTCTCGTTCTCAGCTTGAAGATGAAATGAGTGAAGCTGATTACAATGAACTTGTTCAGCAGATGGAAATGGAATGTCTATGGTTTGGTGATACAGATGGTAGTTTGTTTAAATTTGATGAATTAACTGCTCGTAGAAGACTTCGCAAAGCATTTCCACCATTGAGTTTCTGTAATGACAAAATAACAATTCCGAAATTAACATCTACTGGTAAAAGAATTCTATCTATTGACGTTGCTCTTATGCAATCTACGAAAAAGAAAAAAAATGATGCCTCTGCTATTTTTATTAACGACTTAATTCAAGTAAATGATACTGCATATCAATCAAATTTCGTATATGGTGAAACTTTTGAAGGCTTGAAAACAGACGAATTAGGAATGATTGTTATGAAATATTTTTATGAGTATCAATGTACAGATTTAGTTTTAGATACAAACGGAATTGGCTTGGGAGTATATGATTTTATTACCAAGGATCAAGTTTGCCAAGAAAACGGTAAAAGATATCAGGCAATGACTTGTATAAATGATAAAGATATGGCTGAACGATGCAAAGTTCGTGATGCTAATAAAGTTGTTTGGTCTGTAAAAGCTAATGCTAATTTTAATAATGAGATATGTGTATTACTTAGAAATGGTATACAGAATGGAAAAATTAATTTTCTTATTTCTGAACAGGATGCGGATAGCTCATTAAAAGAAACATATAAGGGATATTTCAAAATGTCTCCAACAGAACAAGCAAAATTGAAAATGTCTTATGTGCAAACAACGTTTGCCGTTTACGAATTGATTAAATTGGATCATGAAGTTAAAAACGGAAATATCAAGGTTAAAGAAGTCGAAGGTATGAGGAAAGATAGATATTCTTCTATTGCCTATTCTTATTGGTGTGCTTGTCAATTGGAATTAAAATTAAAACCTAAGACACAAGATACACAATCATTAGTTTCAAAGCTTCCAATCCGTAAAGCAAAATACAATTAAGGAGGTGCATTATCAAATATGCCTAGACCTAAGAAAGTAGATGCAAATTCTAATGCACCTGCTAAAGTAAATAATTCACAGAAGAAAACTACTTCTTCTACTCCAAAACAGCCAACCGCAAATGAAATGCGTGAATGGTATGAGAAAAATAAAAGTAAACTTGAACGTTATGAAGACGCAACAAGTGCAATTACAAGTCTTCGAGATATTCAGAAATCATCTAGATATACGTCAATCAGTAATTACTCAAAGGAAGATGTAAAATCATACATAAAGAATATCTCTTCTAATGAAAAGAATCTACGAAGCTTATCTCGTTATCTTTATTATCGTTCAGAAATCTATTATCGTCTTTGTAAATATTATGCAAATCAGATTGATCTTACAATTCGTAATATAGTTCCTCCATTTATAATCTCAGGCGAAAACGATGTACAATCCACATTGCAAAAGTATCAAGAAACAGTTGATATAGTTGACACTTTAGGATTGAATTATGAATTTCGTAAAGCTGCGTCTATCACTTTAAGAGAAGATGTATTTTATGGATGTGCTTATTATACAGAAGGTCAAGGAATGTTTGTTCTTCCATTAGATCCAGATTATATGAAAATAGCAGGTATGTTTCCTGATGGTTCATTTGCAGGAGCTATGGACATGAGTTATTTCCGTAGCCATCAGGAGCTTCTTGAATATTGGGGTGAACCATTCAATAGTATGTGGAGTACATATCAGAGTACAAATGAAAAATATCAGCTAATTCCAGAAGAATATAATGTATGTATTAAATTTAGGTCTGAAGACTGGGAAACCATCGTTCCCGTGCTTACACCTATATTCTTATCATTGATTGACCTTATGGATGCTTCTGATTATCAAGCAGTTCAACAGGCAGCTAATATATATAAATTAGTATGGCTTGAAATGAAGACAATGGGTAATGATGTAGATGATTGGGCTGTAAATCCAGATATAATGATTCAGTATTTCAATCGTATGCTTGAAGAAGCATTACCACCATATATCTCTGCTGCTATTGTTCCTGGTGAATTACACGAGATAAGTTTTCCAGATGATGCAACTGGCGATGTTACAAAAGTTGAAAAAGCAACAAAGGAAATTCTTAATACCGCTGGTGGTGCTCAGATATTAAACCTAAATTCTGCATCGAATTCTAGTGCTTTTAAATATGGTGTACTTGCAGATTCTACATTTTCTATTTCAACTCTTATTCCACAGATCCAAGCGATTGTAAATCGACTTTTATCTAGTTGGATATCTGAACCTTGTAAAGTTAAATTCTTTGATGTCTCTATTTATCAGAAAGATGATTTTAGAAAATCAATCTTGGAATCATGCACTAATGGATTGCCAAACAAAATTCTTTATAACACATTGAATGGTGTGTCTGAAAAAGATACGTTATCTATGAACTTTTTGGAAGAAGACTGTTTGCAACTTAGTTCAAAATTCAAGCCACTATCTAGCACTTATACTCAGACAGGTAATGATAAAGGCGGTGGTCAAGAGAAGGATGATTCGGAACTTACAGATGCTGGACTTCGCACGAGAGACGAGAATCTCAATAATAAATAAAGGAGGTGTCTTAATATGAAATACAATTTTATTAAAACATCCGACAAGGAGACAAAGGAAAAACTTCTTAAAGAAGGTTTTAAACTGGTATCTCAAGATGGGAACGTGGCAACATTTTTGAATAACCACCCTCTCACTTTTGAAAATACAAATAATAAAATTCAGCATAGCAATGTGCTTACATTCTAACCACTCTCCTACTTTGAGTGGTATATCAACAAAGAAAGGAGGAATAGGTTAAATAATGCAAAAAAAGAAGAAAAGACGAATTATGTCTATTGATGAGCTGTATGAGTTCTGTTTAAAGAATAATTTTGCTCATTTTGATAGTAATGAATTTGGTAAAGAACTTATGGTTCGTATGAATGGTAATTTTGAAAAAACTTCCAAAGATGAAGATAAACATAAAGAATCTCTTACTCCATTCGTTAGTCGTGCATTTCACGATCATGTCAATCTCAATAAGTCGGAAATCTCCGAAGAATCTTTCAATGAAAATGTCCCATCAGCAAACTTTCGCCCAATTTTAGCACATATCACTACCAACTCAGATAATGAATTAGATTTCGGTAGCCATGATTATTATGTGACTACTGACAAAGATGGTAATGACAAAGTTGTATATGAAGAACAGCCTATCGGTGTTATTGATGGTACTAAGACCACTATTGAATATGATGAAGACGCTGGCGTAAATCGTGCAGTTTTGCATGGTTATTTATACGATGAGTATTGTCAGGACGCTATTGAGATTCTTAATAGACGTGGAACTGTAGATTGTTCGGTGGAATTATGTATTAGGGAGTTATCATTTAATACTGCTAATAAAACATTGCAGTTAGATGATTTTTATGTATCAGGTCTTACTCTTCTGTCAAAGGATGTATCCCCTGGTATGGCAGGAAGTAATTTTAAAATTGAAGATTTCGCTGTAAATGCGGAAACAGTAACATTTAACACAGACAATAAATTGGTTGAAACTTTAGAGAAATTAACCAATATTCTTGAGAGTTTTGATATAAATCAAAAATCAAAGGAAGGAGGAACAAATAACAAAATGACAAAATTTGAAGAGTTGCTTACCAAATATGGTAAGACTGCTGAAGATGTAACATTCAATTATGCAGAAATGTCAGATGAGGAACTTGAAGCAAAATTCGCTGAGATGTTCGATGATGACGATTCAGAAGGAGACAATTCAGGTAGCGGAGAATCTGGTGAGCCTTCCAATGATGGAGAAGGTGATGGCGAAGGAGCTTCTGATCCAGATGGCGATGAAGGAGAAAGTCAGACTTTTGAAAAGATTGTTCGTACATATGAAATCAGTCATGAAGATACAAGATATGCACTTTATAATCTGTTAGCACCATACGAAGAGTCAGATAACGATTATTACTATATATCAAATGTATTTGATTCTTATTTTGTATATGAGGGTTGGTGTACTGATAAAATCTACCGCCAGAATTATACAAAAGATGGAGACAATGTTTCATTTGATGGTGAGCGTATAGAATTATTCCGTGAGCTTTTGACAGCAAGTGAGAAAGCTGAACTTGAATCTATGCGTTCTAATTACGCTGCCCTTAAGGAATTCAAAGAGATAGCAGAAAAGAATGAACTTCATGCACAGAAAGAAGCTATTATCAATGCTGATAATTATTCTGTTCTTACAGAGAAAGATTCAGAAGGAAATTATGTAAATGCTGATTTCGCTGAATTAGTAAAGACTATGGATAATTATTCTGTAGAAGACTTTGAAACAAAAGTAAAGGTTATGCATTCAGATTATATGTCTGCACATGCGAACTTCTCTTCTGTTGACACAAAGAAAAACACAAATTCAGTTAAAATACTTACAAATATGAATAAGAAATCAAAGCCTAAGAAAAACTATGGCAGCTTGTTTGATTAAAAAAACCGAATATAACTTCATTTCATATAGAACGCTTTATGCGTTCTTTTTTATTGCAAAAAACAAAATTTAAGGAGGAAAACATAATGGCAATTAAGTACACAGTTGAAAAACATACTGTATGCAATCCTGGAAATCTTATTGCAGAGAATTATGGCGAGCACATGGTTTCTCTCAATATTACAAGTGCTACAGATAACGGAAGAATCGTCAAAGTAGGCGATATGGAGACATTAGACAAATACAAGGTAGAGGCAGCAACAACTATTGGTGCTTACATCTTTGACAAAAATGCAGATGGTACATGGCTTGTAGTTGTAACAAGTGTACCTGATGATCTTACTGCCCTTATTTATCAGAAGCCAATCATCAATGAGGAATCGCCTCGTGCTCTCACTTCTCTTTCTAATTTCTATAACGATCCTGAAGATGGTGCAGTTCGTGGATATATTCTTCATGCGTTAGATCGTTTTAGTCTTTCAGACGAGGGATTCGATGGAACTCCTGTAAAGGGTGCAAAAATCACACAGATTTCTGACGGAAAATTAAAAATCGGTGAGTAATTAGAAAGGAGGAAAAATACAATGTTAAGATTTAGTACAGACAATTTAAGAAAAGTATTTGCTGATGAAGATAAATACAAGAACTTTAAGAAACTTACATATGACTTAAATCATGGAAATGATATTTATGAATATGACGAGGATGGAAATCAGAGAAAGATTTCTAAGAAAGAAGCTAACAATGCAGTTAGAAAAATTCTTATGGAGGTTTGTGACCTCACAGAAGAAGATTTAAAGTCTAACAAGCTTCGTAAACGTGCAGAAGCACAGCATCAGAATGAAGTATTTGAACTCATTGAGTCTGATATTGATTTTAAGGTAGAGACAGGATTTCAGGAGAATGAATGGTTTCAGAATTATGTTGATATGAGAAATATTGCATTAGGTGATGATGAGGAATACTGGACAAAAGATAAGATTATGCTTGTTGTTGCAGAGATTTCTGGTGGACATCATGACCTTACCATGCAGAACTTAAATGAGGGTACATCTCACAAACTTCACACTAGAAAATATGGTATGAAGATTGGTAAAGACATTGATCTCATTCTGCTTGGACGTGTTGACTTTACAGAGCTTACAGATAAAATTGCTGAAGCATTTGCGTATAAAGTAATGGAGCTTTGCTTCGCTGGTGTTTATGGCGCAACAGATAAGTTACCAAACAAGTCTCAGTTTGTTAAAACTGGTGCATTATCTGCTTCTACTAAGGAATCATTTGATACTCTTATCGAAGATGTTGGTGCAGCAAATGGTGCAGATGTTGTAATTATGGGTACAAAAACAGCCCTTAAGAAACTTAATGCTCTTGCAGATGTTGATTGGAGAAGTGATTCTCAGAAAGAATCTGTTGCAACTACAGGTCGTCTTGGAAATTATGAGGGAACTGAACTTATTGAGATTCCACAGAGATTTGCATTAAATGATGTTACAAAGAAACTTATTCCTAATGATAAGTTGCTTATCTTTGCAAAGAATCAGGAGAAGTTTGTATGGTTTACTGATAAGGGTGAGACAGAAATTACTGAGGCTGGTCAGCAGAAGGGAGATTTAGCAGACGACTTCCAGACATATGAAGTACAGCGTGAGTTTGGAGTTGCTGTTGAACTTCCACAGTATATGGGTGTTTGGTCATTCTCTTAAAATGACCTTAGTAAATTTGAGTGGCTAGTTAATCTAGTCACTCTTTTTATATTGGAAAGAAAGGAAAAAGAATTATGCCATATCAGAAGAAAACAACTACGAAAACTGATGAAACAAAGAATGTAGAAAATAGCGCAACAAATAAATCAGAAAAAAGGAAATTCTCACAGGACGAACTTATTCCGTGTTTATCAATTACACCAGGAGAAATGTTCTTTGTTGGAAATAAGTCGAAAGATTTATATACTTTTGCAGATATTGATGATGTAGTTGATATTGAGTTTAGAGATCTCGATTATGCTGCTAGATCAAAAGATTCTATGATGTTTAAACCGAGATTTATTGTACAGGACAAGGACTTTATAAAATTACATCCTGCTCTTGACGAAATTTATTCAGCTCTACACACAACGGCTGATTTAAAAGCAATTTTAAAAATGACTCCATCCCAGATGGAAAAAGTTATCCCTACTCTCCCAGTTGGAGCGCAGGACGCATTGAAAACTATCGCTGCAACTATGGTTGATGAAGGAGAACTTGATTCTGTTAAGAGAATTCAAACACTTGATTCTATTTTTGGAACAGAGTTACTTTTAAAATTGAATATGTAGTAAAGGAGGCTCACAATGACGCTTCCATACGAAACAATTTTTTCACGAACAAGAGGGCGTATTTCAGATATGAAAGAACTTTCTCTTGACGAAAACGATCTTAATGAAGCATGGACTGAACGCTTACACATGGTTGCAGGTGATGAACGAGTTATTAGAAAATTCGCTTCATTTAATATGGATGACGAAATCCAACAGATTGAATTTGAGATGCAATATCCTGTTAGCGATTTTGCAGATAAGGAATATGTTATAGGATTGTTCACTCTTGGAATGACAATTGAATGGTTAAAACCACAGGTTGACTCTGCAAAATTTACTGCTAGAGTTTTAGGAACAAAAGAAGAAAAAAACATACAGAATCCATATAAAGATATGCAGAGTAGATTGGATACATTACAACATGAATTCAGTAGAAAACTTGCAAGTCATGGATATATTAATAACTCATATGTGCGAGGTGAATAACTATGGAATATATATATGGTTCGTTCACTAAAAGACAAATTAAAGAAGCTGCACATGCGATGCACAACGATGTTCATAAGTTATTACTTTATAAGGATAATCGAATAGAAGAAAAAATATTTGAGAACGATGAGTCTTTTCTTATATTTTTTCAGAATGTTATGTTCAAATTTAGCGGAACAAAGACTTTATTTAATAATAATGGAATTATGGTCACATTAATGGCTACTTTGCAAGCTGCTTATGACGAAGTTACATCCGATGAGTTTGATTACATGACATTTCGTAGGGCTATTTTAGATAGTCACAATTACATTAAGCAGATGTTTGAAGGAGGTGTTGATGATGCCAAGCTTACAGACAGCACGGCGAATCGCTAACGCCAAAACAAATAATGCGAAAACTTTAGGTCAAATTTATAAAGAAGAATCTGATTTTTTGATGGAAGAAACTTGGGATAACAGTATTGCTTCCAAGACTTGTTACATCTATGACCATTTTCATGACGATTTTTTCACAGATGAACATGGAATTACACGTTCACTTGCTGAAGGTATGACATACGAAAACACCAATAAGACAAAGATAGATGCAAAGTTTATTATTAAATCTTATCAGTCAATGGATAAAGATCAAGTGGAATACTATCTTATGTTTCGTCCAAGTCAGCCTGTAATATTCAATGAAGGTGATGACCTTTATTATTATGAGACTGATTTTAGAAAACGCTATGGAGCGACATTTCCGATAGGGCTTTTCGTGGACGTTCCAGATGATAGAGGAGTTTATCATAAATGGATTATTTGCCGTGATGAACCAGCTAATCAGTTTCCTAAGTATCTGATTTTGCCAGTAAATTACGAACTTACATGGATTGAAAAATCTAATGATAAGCGTATTAAGAGACGTATGTGGTGTTGTTTAAGACAACAGAATTCGTATACTATAGGAACTTACACAGACAGATATTTTACACACACAGATAATCAGGATAAGATATGGTTGCCAATGAACTCTATTACAGAGAAGTTTTGGTACACTTCTGAAGATTCTAAAAATATGCGTGTTGTAGTAAGTGCTTTAACAGAACATCCTACAGTATGGACAGTGACCAAGGTTGAAAATTCAATGCCATTTGGTATTCAAAAACTTACTATATATACGGCATTTTGGAATGAGCATACTGATTATGTCAATCTTGAAACAGGCGAAATGTATGCGAACTATTTCGATTCAGAAATCGCCCCAACTGATCCATCTACTCCAACTGTTCCCCCATCTTCTATCACAGCAAGAATTTCAGCATCCACTTCAATTATTAAAGTTGGTGGCTCTTATAAAAATCTTACAGTAAATCTATTCAACGATTCCAATGAAGATATTACAACTGAATATGCTGATGCAACCTTTACATGGACTTGCTCTATTGATAATGAAGACTGGACTGATAAAGTTACATGGCGAGCTGGCACAGAGTACAACCAAAAGAAAGTAAAGTTTCCTAATAACACTTCTGTTATTGGAAAAATATTATCTGTTAAGTGTGAAATTGTTAAGGATAGCTTGCCGATTGAATCTGAAATTTTGTCGTTAGAATTAACTGAATAGGAGGTGTTTTATGGCAGAAAAATTAGTTACAAAGAATGATTTGTTAAATAAGCTTCGTGCATATAGAGCTACCCCTGATGATGATGTAATTATATACAAGCAAAAAATCAAGAATGCTTTGTTATCAAATCCATGTTTGTTATACGCTCTCAATGATAAAAAGTTAGAATCTGAATTGTTCGACAAAAATGGAAACATCAATTGGGAATGGAATGAAGATACCAAGCAATATGAACCTCTTGGTGAATGGGATAGATATTTTGGAAGTGATTCTCTTATTCGTCCATTTTTATTTATTCCAGATACACAGACAACAGTTAAATGTTATGTGTGTTATCAAGTAGGGTTTAGAGATACAGTTAGATGTAATTCAGGATTAAAAGATGCGTTGATTGATTTTGCAATTTTTGTTCATGGTGATGATCGTATAGATAAACTTACTGGTATTCCAAGACACGATCTCATTGGTTCTATTATTAGAGAACGGTTTGCATGGTCTAATATTTTTGGTATGCAAGCTCATCTTGCACAAAATTATGAACAAACAGTTGATAATAATTACGTAGCTCGTTATCTCACATTCCAACTCACAGATTTAAACAGTAAGATTCAAACACCCTATGGTGGAAAATCACAAATGATGAATTACAGTGTAAGGCGGTGATTATTTGGATGTATTAGAGACATTAAATAATCTTCAATCTGCTGCTGAAGAAGATATAAAAAAGAAACAAGAAAAAAGTCATAATCCAGAATACCATTTTGACAAACTAAAAATGTATTTTGGTGAGGATTATACAATAAATGGTATAACTATTTCAATTCCAACCATAGGAGATATTTTAAATATTGGTGAATCAAAATTTTACCAAGCAATCTCTCCTTTTCTGAGTAATTCTACTTCTATTCGAGTTCTTCTTTATGATGTGTTTAAAAAGGATTGGAACAAAACAAAAGATATTGAAGTGTTTTATATCTTATATCAATTGCTCGAAGATAAAGAGCCGTTAAAGCTACTATTCAAAGATTTTAGTTTTGATGGTTTTGAGCTGATTCAAGCAAGAAAAAATGTTGACGATCCAGAATACAATCATCTTGCGCTTTTAAATCAAGATAAAAATATGATTATTTATGATGACGAATATATGGAAATTGCCGAATTTATTAGAGCGATGATGAATGTTCATCCAAAGGTTGAAAGGGCAAAAGGTAAAACAACAAAACAATGGATTTTACAAGAAGATAGAATGAAAGCAGAACAAGATGATAAAAAGAAGGGCGCATCGACTCTTTTACCACTTGTTTCGAGTTGTATAAATCATCCTGGGTTTAAATATAAGTTGGAAGAATTAAAACAAGTGAATATATGTCAATTTATGGATTCTGTAAACAGAATTCAAAAATACGAACAGGGAACGGCTGCATTACATGGGATCTATGGTGGTATGGTGTCAGCCAAAGATATTCCCGAATACTTAATCAATTTTATGGGCGATATTTAATCGCTCATTTTTTATTGCATAAAAATAACAATTTTAAAGGAGGAAAATAATTATGGCATTTAAATTAGGTGACGTAATCGTAGATAGACTTCAGTTTGGTTACGGTGCAAAGTCTAATGGTACACCTCTGTATGCCTTAACACAGCTTACACAGGCAAATATTGATATTACTGCTGACTCAACAGATATCAATGATAAGGATGGAAACCTTGTATATCGTAAGTATACAGGTAAGAAAGGTGAGGTTACTGCAACTAATGCATTCCTTAACCTTGCTGTTGTAGAAACTATTTCTGCTACTGATGCTGAAATTGCAACCGCAGATAAAGGTATTGTTATGCCGATGATTCAGATCGTAAAAGCTGGCGAGACATTAGACATCACAGGATATGTAGATGGATCAATTCATGTAAATGCTCTTTCTACAAAAGGTTCTATGGGTAAGGACGAATTTAAGAAAGGATCTGCTGCTTCTGCTACTGAATATGCAATTAAGCATACCGATGCTTCTGGTGAGCCAGACAATACACCTGCGAGTGATGTATTAACACCGCCTATCGCAGATGGTGAAACTCAGTATATTGTCAAGTATAAGAAGACAATTAAGAGCGGAGCAAAGATTACTAATTCAGGTAAAAAGTTTCCTAAGTCTCATGAGCTGTTCTTCAAAGCACTTGTAGTAGATAAGTGTGAAACTGATGTATTAAAAGCAGCTATCATTCATATCCCTTCATTTATGCCAAGTCCTGAATTCTCACTTGCATTACAGGGTGGTGATTCTCAGACGATGGATTATAAGGGTTCTATGATGTTAAATGCTTGCTCTACAGATGGAGAACTTTTCTCTATTTATTATATTGATGAGGAAGAGGATGACATCGAATTATAAGAACACGTGGGGCAGTTAAATTACTGCCCTATTCTTACAGGGAGGAATAATGTCAAAAAAAGAATTGAGAACTTGTGTGCTTTGCGGTAAGACTTATTCATTTTGTCCAGTTTGTAATCCAGAAGATCGTTTGAAGCCAACATGGTATTTTTGTTGGTGCTCAGATAATTGCCATGAAATTGACGAAGTGACTTCTGCTTTTGAAGATGGACGCATGACAGATATCGAAGCAAAAGCAAAATTAGAAAAATTAGATTTAAGCAGAAAAGAATACTTTGGCGAAAGTTATAAGAATTCTATTGCTTCTATCATGAAGGCAAAAGCACAAGTTATTAAGAAAGAAAATAAAAAGACGGAGGCTAAATCTGTCAAAAAGGATATTGTTACAAAAGCCGAAAAAGAGGCTGAAAGTAATGTTGAATAGTGATTTTAAATAAGGGATTATAACATACCACTATTCAATGTTAGAATCCCTATTTTTTACGCTATTTACGTGAGGAATAAAAGGAATGATAATTGAAAGTAATTTAAAACCAAGGAATTATACCGAAAAAGAAGTTGTTCGTATATATAATCGAGATCAACAAACTTTTTACATCGACTCTAATGTTTATCCAGTGGATGTATATACGAGTTATAGCCCCAAATGTGAAAAGAAAATTATAATAATGACTTTTATTAGAAACGACACAAAAGACGTTTATAAGAAATGGTGTAATCATGAATTAATATAGGAAGGAGGAAACTATTATGATAGTAACTGAAAAAGATATTGCATTGTGTGGTCATGGATCAGGAACACCGTCTACTAAAAATATGTATACATACCTTGAAAGCAGATACAAAAGCATTGCTCCAAACGGAAAACATAAG